CTTCTAAGAATCTTCTAAGAATGTTTATAAAGTGATAGATTCCACCTAAATGGTCCCCATCACTGTATAAATCTCTGACTCCATGAAATCCTATTTTAAATAAATTGTTTCCGTCTACTAAAAGTGTTTTAGTCACTTTGTTAAATTAGAGGTGATAAAAATTGTTACTTACTCGCTGATATCGTCTGTTGTTTCTTCTAAAGTCAATTCGCCAGTTCCTGATAAGATACCGTTCCAATATTGAGAATACTCTTTCTTATAAGCTTCTAAAGCCTCCTTAGTATCTTCAATATATCCTTGTGGTACCGCAATCAACTTACCGTCGTTATATCCCAAACCATTTACGTGGTTCTTTAAAATTGAAATCTTAGTTCTGATTGCATATCTTACAGTTCTTCCTCCTTTGGTTGCTGTGATGTGGTTAATACCAGCACTTGCTTGATTACCAAAAAGGAATACTAATGATGATGCTAACCATAGAGCCTCACCACCTTTTGCCTTAATTGTCGGTTGCCCAAATGGATTATCAGGAAGAGCAACCCATGGCTGATTTACAACTACTAAAGTATTGTAGTAAGCATAATCTTCTTTCTTTGATTTAGAGATTCTTGAGTGAACTCCCATACCAATCTTATCAGCAAGTGTTGCTGCATTATGTTGTTTACCACCCTTACCATCAAAAGTCATTTTACAAGGAATTGAACCTACTGAATCCCAAAGAAATAAAATTGATTGTTGAATCTCTCCTTTCTCTTGAGCATCCAATACTTCATTGATAAACTCAGTTACTTGTTCAATGTAATCAAAACTATCATTAAAGATAAAGTCACCATCCCACTCACCGTCAGAGTTCTTCTTGGCATCCAAACCTAATTCAACAGCATGTTCCCAACTCCATTTCTTTTCAGTAATGATAAAGACAGGTAAGTGTCCCTTCTTTTGAGCATCAGCCGCAGCTAATATCATAGCAGTTGTCTTAGAACTATTACTATGTCCTAAGAACATATTAATACCTCCCATAACAGGGCCTGGTAATCCACTAGCACTTAAGAAAGCATCACCACAAAAGTAGTAGCTAGTTTCTTTATATTTTGTTTTGGTTGAGAACTTATCTTTAAATCCTCCTCCACCTTCTTTTTTCTTAATTCCCGCCATCTTCTTTTCTTTTAATGTTTGGTATTTTACTTATCTTTGGTACTTTATAAAATTCTGTATCTTCTTCATATAACTCATGAAGTTCCTCTTCATGAAAGGTAACTAATTTTAGACCCAATTGCCCATCTTCAGTTTCTTCTTTCAACATCCCAAATAAAACGGTATCACCAATTTGTTTAGCTCTACCAGAGTAATAACTCTTATTTTTTAATTGACTTAATATTTCATAGGACAATGTTTTATTGTCCACTAATTGTAATTCAATCTCTTCTTTAAATGTCATATAATAAATTAAAAAGGGTGGAGTATTACCTCCACCCGTATAAATTAGAATGGTAAATCTGAATCAGCCTCAGCTTCAGCTTGAGGGTCAACAGCCTTTGCAGGTGCCGCCTTTTTGCTACCACCGAAGGTTTCTTCAGCAACCGTTGCGTCACCGTAAACGTATCCACCTTTTTCAGTGTCCCATTTTGGTGTCTCACCTCTTGCAATCGCCTCAAGGTATTCAACAGGTTTTTTAGAATATACATCCAACCAAGTTAACTCATCATTAATCCAAGCATTTGCTTGCTCTTTTTCTGCGTGAACAGGAGCTTGGTCTTCATACATAATTGTAGATACACTTGTGTACTCTTTACCTGCCGGTGTTTTAGATTTTGTTAACTCGATGATTAAATCACGTCCTGTTGTAGGGTCAGTGATATCACCTTTGTTTCTCCAAATTGGAATGATTTTGTCCAAGATACCATCGTTCTTGTAATTGTGTTTGAATCTCCAAAACTTTGGACCGTCTTCTTCGTGGTCTCTGTCGATTACTTTAACGATATAGAACTTACGAGACTTATATTGTTTTGCCAATTCTTTATCTGATTCTTTACCCGTAGACATTAACTCTTCGTAAACCTCGTTTAAAGGTGAACGTTCGTTGTCATTCTTTCCTGGGTCAAAGAACTTTTGCCATTGACCACCAACTTGAATTTCGTGGTACCAAGCCTCTTTAAACGGTGATGAACCGTCTTGAGTAGGAAGGATTCTTACTCTTCTTTGTCCTGATTTCTCTTTATCACCAAGGATTAAAGCGAAATACTTTTTCATTCTTTCGTCTTGCGACATTTTACTTTGGGCCCCGCCCGTTGAATTTTGTGATTTCTCATACTGTGCCAATACGGCGTCTAATACGTTACTCATGTTTTTTTGATTAAAATTATTAAATTGTTTAGTTAAATATAAGTATAATTTGGTTCTATGTCAAATAAAAAAAGGTCATCTTTCGATGACCTTCTCAATATTTTTTTCTTTGTATTACATTAAATCATCCTCTGTTGGTTGGAATGATTTTTTGATATCATTCGCATTAATGTCGGTTACATCATCAGATGTTAACACATAATCTTTCTTACCTGTTAGTTCCATTTCTTCTTTCTTATCATCAAAGAAATCAGATAATTTTTGATTGAAAGGATATGAATCGTACGTTCTTAACTCCAATTTTTCTTGTGGAGTTTTTTCTCTATACTTTTCAATCTTAGCTTCAAGGGTATTCAATTTAGACATGATTTGGTCCATCTCACCTAATTTTGATTCTAACTTAGTTAATTGACCAAACAAGTTTTCAAAATAATCTTCTTGTTTTTGTTCAATACTTTTTTGAGAATCAACAAGTTCAGTGATATCTAATTCTTCACTACCACTTTCTTCTTTATCATCTTTCTTTTCTTCAGATTCACCTTCATCATCAATCTTTTCAACATCAGGGTCATTTGCAACATCAATTGGTTGAGGTGTCGCATCTGCCGCTGGTGCTGCCGGTGGAGGTGCCGCCGCTGCAGGGTCTGCAGGTGGAGGTGCCGCCGCTGCAGGGTCTGCAGGTGGTGGGGGTGCTGCGGCATCTAAAGCTTGCTCTGTTATGTATTTGTTGATATTTCTATATCTTTCAATTTCGCTGATAATTTTTCTATCTAAGCTCATGTTGTTATCCGTTTAAAAGTTGTTTTATTCCTTTGGCAGTTTCTACTCTAACTTTTCTGTTAGCTGTTGTTTGATGACCTGCTCTTTCAATTAGTCCGTCTCTTTCTCTTACTGTATAACAGTCGCCAGTATCCAAATCACAAACTTGTTTACTTCCGTCTCCGTTATCTTCCTCAGAATATCTCACTGATTTTCCAAGGTAATTGTTCAATGCTGATTTTAAGTCCATAAAAATCTTTTATTATAAATATACTGTTAGTATGTTAAATGTTAAAATAGATTACGAATGACGTAGTATAATATGTTTGAGGATTGTTTCCGTTAACTGAAATAGCAATAACGTCAACTTGTCCACTAAGATATGATGATGCGTCTAATTCTTCCTGAGTAAAGTAATCTAAAGCAATATTAATAACGTCAACATTATCAATTTCGAATTCTTGTAAATCATTTGAAACATATCCAGGTAATGCAGTTTTCTTAATACTACTTTTACTTTGTATTTTAGTGTTATTTGGTCCTTTTTTATTTGTTACTAGTTGAAGTTTTAGGTCTGCTTGTGGGTTTAATCTCCAACCAGTAGTTTCAGGGTTAATAGATATAACTAATTTCTCCATACCTTTTGTTCCATTAGTTTCAGTTTCTAATAGAACCTTAGGGCCCGCTTGTCCATCTTGTCTTGTTGAACTTGCTTCATTGGCGATTTTTGTTTGGTCTTGTTGACTTGCACCAGTCGTAACTAATTGAGCGGCAGAATCACGTTTAGGTTTTGTTACAGGGTCATAAGTAAACTTGCCACTACTTGTAGCATCACCAAACTGACCTTTAACCGAAACTTCAATACCTTGTGTTGTATTTATCGTTACTTTAGGTACCGTAACAATAATCTGAGTTCCGTCTTTAGATTTGATAAGCCCTTTAATAACATTCACATTATTATTAAATGTGACCGCTGTTACTGAATCAAGTTGTTTTCCTTTAATTGTTAAAATTGTATTTTCACCTCCCAACGTTGGCGTAAATGATGCTATTGTTGGAGGTAAACAT